GACGGCGAGCCGCTGACGAAGTTTAAGACCGTGCAAACTCAGCCGCAAAAAACAATCGAGTTCTGGGCTGTCAACACCAAGACTAAAAAATGGTCAATCGAAAGAAGTTGGGGCGGAACGCTTTGCGAGAATATCACTCAGGCCGTTGCCCGCGACCTCATGATGCCCGCAATGGTGCGCTTAGAGAAAAACGGTTACGAAGCGCAACTCATGGTGCATGACGAAGGTATCAGTCAGAAAGCAAACGGAACCGTGGAAGAGTTCGTAAAAATTCTTTGTGAACGCCCGGCGTGGGCAAAAGGTCTTCCCATCGAAGCGAAAGGGTGGGAAGGTTTGCGGTATCGAAAATAACGGAGGTTTTGCATGGGCATGTTTGGCGGAGGCGACTCCGATGAAAAATATGACGACTATCTGAAAGACGGTTCGATGTTTGGAAAAATGGACCGCTCAGAATGGGAACAGCGTGAGCGTCGCGCGCAAGAAATTGCATCCGGCGAAGTCATGGGAACTTTTGAACGAGACGAAAAGATTTGGGAACGTGTCAAAGAAATACAAGAGGGAAAGAAATGAATAATTTGCCGTGGGAATTTTTGCATCCGGAGCGTGCGTCGTGGTCTGAGTCACTCGTGACGATTGTCACCAACGAACTTGAGAATTTGGACAAGGCGACCGACGTCGCGTTCTTCCGTCCTGATTACACGTCGTTGAGCGACCTTCAAAAAGTTCGTGTCTGGTGTGAGTTCTTCGTGTGGCTTGCGGCCCATGAATCGAATTGGAATCCGGCGGTCAACTCTGTCGATGCGGGAACCCGTGAAGACAAAGACACGTACAGCGTCGGCCTTTTGCAAGTAAGCGTCTGCGACCAAAAGAATCGTCGCTTACCATTTGCATATTCGTTCGAGGATTTGCAGCAAGTGACGCCGAACCTGACTTTGGGGATCGCAATTCTCTGCGACCAAATTCACAAAAAAGGCGTCATCATGATTCATCATGGTCAGTCGGGCGATTACTGGTCAACGCTGTGTCCGGGCGGCAAGTACGATGCGAGCGCATTGATTGCCCAAAAAACCAAGTCGTTGATTTTTCCGCCTGCATGATTGTCGGGGATAATAGTGCGAAGGGCCGACGCAAAATGCGTCGGCTCAAAAAGGTCATCGTCGCTGAGTGCATCGAGTTCGACCGCGAATTGGACAGCGGGATGCACGACGCCTTTGATGACGAGGCTCTTTTGAAAGCTCTCGAATCGCGGTTGCAGAAATCAATTTTTAAGTTCTTAGGGGGGCGTCGCAAGGACGCCGCTGATTCCATTGAGCGAATCTAACTTCACTTTGTAAGCGTCGATTGTGTTGTCACATTTGTTCTGAGCGCAAGTGTTGACCATGTAAGTTTCAATCGGCGCGAAACATTCCTTCGCCGGACAGTAAATGGATTCCGATTTCAGTTGGCTCCACTTCTTTCCGTTGTACAAGTTGGGCGCGTTCTCGCCGATGTAAATCTCTTTCCCCGATACGATAAAAACTCCGTGCCCACATTCGACCTCTTGAATTTTCAACATACACATTGGGCTCGCGTTTAAAATCAAATGCTTGGTGACGGGATCGGTGCCAACCCATTGTTGCAAGTCTTCAAACACCGGCACGTCGGGGGGCTTGAGCGCGCAACTAATTAGACAGAACGACGAAAGTATAAAAGGCATGAGCTTCGGCAGCTTCGGCATGGGCATAGTCGTCCTCACTGGTTGTTGGCGGCAGAGAGTTTTTGTAATTTACGGAGTCGGTGTAATCGGCAGCTTCAGAGGCTTTGCGAAGTGCTGTGTTGAGAATGAAAGATTGAAAGACGGACCAGGCTGTGAGTTTGGCAAGAACCCAATCCAAAATCGGACCAAAGAAATTATTGATGATCCATGTGAGAAAAGGACCGAGGCCGGGAATCGCGAGAGCTTCGCCGAGCAAAAAGGCTTTGGCGAGTGAGACGAATGTGGTCTGAAGGTTAGAAACCAAATCAGTAATGTCAATCGTATCGTTGGGAGTTGACACAGAGCCTCCAAAAGAAACGCGGGAGACTTTTAAGTCCCCCGCGTGACGACCCGAAAGGGTCGCTGTTTACGGGCTTACAGGGGCCGCGGGAGCCGCGGGTTGCGAGCCAGACGGCAAAGGCACAGCAACGGGCGCGCCCGGTGCCATGACGATTGCGGCGACGTCTCCGGCAATCATATCAATTTGCAGGGAACCCACAACCGGCGCGCCACCAACCAGACCAGAGGCCTGAATGGTTGCAGACGCGAGCTTGCCCGAAGGCGAGGTTACTTGCGCCGACAAACCGTCCGGCGAAGCGACGACCGAGGCCACAGAGTCGTCCGAAGACGACCATGCGGGAGGGGCGTCGAATGCGGCGGCAGTCGGATTGCCGAACTCATCGGCGGCTTGAATCGAAATCGGCAGCGAGTCGTTTACTTTCAGTTGCATAACTTTCCTTATTCTTCGTCCGCGCGTGAAAAAATGAATGAAAAAGCGGCGTGGACGTTGACGCTTTCTCTTCCCTAAGTGAAGCCCGATATTGAGCCCAACTAAAAACCAAGCAACATAAAGACAGTAACCCAAAAAGTCCATTAGCTTCCCGACGAAGAACTCGAACTCTGAGCCGCCGGGCCTCCCAAGGCACTCTCGATCAAATTAATGACGGTCACATAGACCGCCCCAATTCCTGGAATCGCTTTTACGGAATCAAGAATTTCGTGAAGGAATACGGCTCCGCCACCGGCTGAGACGTAAGCGAATATCGTTGCCCCAGTCACGGCGACGCCTGGTGTTCCCAGACCTAAGCAACCGGCGATGAGACCGAGAACGGGAGCGAAGTAAACTTGTGCCGCTCCAAGCTTCGACCAAATCAGCGTATTGAGGTAAGAAACTTTCATGCTCGCAACAATCAGCATGATGACGGCTGAGATTTTCAACATCGTCGAGAGCCCCCCGAAGCTCTGAATTGCGGCCAGAACTTGAGTCAAAAAATCGCCGGGACTCACAGTTGCAGGCGGCACGGTTTGAGAAAAGGCGGTCATCGCGTAGAGGCCTGCGAACGCCATCACCAGAAACAAAGACAGAAACTTAAACACAGAACTTTTCATAACTTACTCCTCGTTTTTATATGAAGGACCCACCCTCATATTTTGTTTTTAAAAGCTTACTTCGTCAATTTCTCCAAGGGCCAGCGAACAAACGCGATGTTAGACCGCGAGTATTGAGCCACGCCAACTTGGTGACTCTGATTCCCGCCAAGACATGCAACATATTTGCCGTCAATGATGTGGTCGCAAAACGTCACATGGTCGGCACGTTCGTCGGGTTTACCTTGCCAATTGAAGCCCACAATCGCGCCGGGTTTCAAGTCGCACGGTGTTCCGAAACTGCGATACGACTCTGCGGCAGCGTTATGCTCGGACTTATATCCGGTTTCTTCGAGAGCGGCGCTGACAGTTGCGGCACAACTTGGCTCCATGACACCATTTAAGTTGCCGTAACTGGTGTGCGAAAACACTTCTTCGTCGAACGCCGTTGGCTCTGAGCCGGTTTTCTCGACTAGGCCAAGGTGGGCTTTCATCCATTGCATCCACGGCGAAGGTCCGTCGGCAGGGGCCGGGATTTGGCCGATGAGTGCGTGAGCAATTGCGCCTTGAGTTTCTTCGCCGACAATGCCGTCAGCTTTTACGCCGTGAGCTTGTTGGAAAGCGCGAACGGCGGAATCCGTTTGTAAGCCGAATTGCCCGTCAACCGACATCGGACGCACGCCAAGTTGATAAAGATTTTTCTGCAAGTTTACGACGGCAACGCCGTCCATTCCTTTTTGCAAAGCTTGTCTCTGAAATGCCATATCGTTTATTCTCCGTCTTCCTCTATTCGAGGATGTTTCAAACCGCAGTGCTCTTCAAGGCGGTAAATTCTTTGTTCCGAACTACTGTTTTTCTTAACACAAAGCCCGACAACTTTTCGGTCTTCGATTTTTTCTTTCTGCAACTGTTCAACCACGTCGCCGAGTCGAACAATCCACACGCCGAGGGTGAAGAGCATGACGACAACGTGAAAGGAAATTGCGGTCTTTGTTGTGATTTTCCCGTCTGATCCGTTTTCGTCGCCTTCCCCTAGTAAGTTCATTTGTGTCTACCTTTTTTGTCGTAAGGGTGAAAGTGCCAACAATTTCACTTTAAAACCCATCCACTTTTGAAGAGACCCAATTGGCGACGTATTCCGGTTCCGGCAACCACGAGCGTAAAGTCGCTTCGTCGATTTCATCGACCGTGATTTCTTGGGAGTTGTTCGGGCAATTGTCGATGATGTCCCACATGCCCCCGGTTCCGAGATTGCATTCACGGAACTGCCATTCGAGTTTCCCTTGTAAGTTTCTGCGCCAATGCGTAATGAAATCCGGGTGTTTGCAAGTTGCGATGTATCCAATCCAAGTCTTGCCGGTCGTCTCATCGGCCGGGTCGCGGGACGCGGCCATGTGCAAAGGGCTTGAGTCATTCGTGACCAAGACCTTTGCGCGCTGACAAAGCCACACAATATCGTTTACGGAAGTTTTATTGCGGAGGTCAATGCACCCTTGCGGGTTCACGTCCACGGTTCCGCGGTTGTCATCGGTATTGGCACCAATGAGAACTGGCGTATGCCCCTGCAAAATGAGTTCATTTAGAACTCTGTCCCACCAGTCTTTCGGGAAAGTTTTCGACGGCCAGTGACGGCCGGCGTGAACGAGAACGCCTCCAACGCCCGGGAATAATTCAAGTTCGGAATCAGGCTCCGTCGGGCGCACGTGAATCTCACGGTCCTTGACGGGGAGCTGACTGCGAATCGCGCACAAAGAAGGAAAGTCCACGCAGTTCGTGAGCATGTGGCTGAAGAACTGCCACACCATGTTGGTGTCGTTCGGCGGAGTAATGGTGTCGAAGACCAAGAACTTTTCCCAGGCCGGACGCGAGTCTTGTAAATCGAAAACTTTGTCGAAATGTAAATGATCGAATAGCTCTGGTTTTTCAGACGCCAAAGACACACGTGCATTTTTAAAGTTCTTAACGACGTATCGCAAAGTTGGTTCCGCACAAATTTGATCGCCGAGACCGCCCCAAGTCTTGAACAGAAGATTTTTCTCAACACCATTTTGGATGGCGATGTGACTTCGAAAAAGCGGCGAGTGGTTAATCGGAATGGCGATTCGCTCGTCGCCTTTGAAGACTGTTCCCGGCGTGATTTGCTTGATCCCTTTTTGCATACGACATACCCCTTTTATTGTTGATACTGCAATGTGATTTGGTTCAACATAGGTCCTAACGGGATTGTGCCGAAAAAGGCAATAGGATTCTGTAAATTCAAAGCATAGGTCGTGCCGGGCACGACCTGAATTTCTTTGATAATTTGCGGCGATTGCGAGGCCACGTAATGACCGCCAAGAACAAGAACCGGCGAGCTTCTCGCAACCACGTCTCCGACGCCGAGTTGACCGTTGGGATTGAATCCCCAAGCATAAATCTGCCCCGAAGTTGTTAGCCCGTAAACCGCTGCCCCGGTAAAGACTTGTGAAAAAGAAAGACTGCCAAGAACTGCAACGGGGGAACTCCTGCCAACTGTGTCGCCGACCCCAAGCGCGCCAACGCTGTTTGCCCCCCAGGCGTAGAGCTGGCCGCTCGAAGTCAGGCCGAAAAAAGAATATCCGATATTGAATATCTGAGTGAAGGTCAACCCCCCGAGGACTGCTACGGGCGAGCTTCGCGGATTTAAATCTCCGAGACCTAATTGCCCAACATTGTTCAGCCCCCACGCATACGCATGTCCGGAAGTTGAAAGTGCTACCGTGGAATTTCCAGAAGTTAGAACGGTGGAGAATGTTAAGGACCCCAATACGGCGACTGGAGAGGATCTAACTGTCACGTCCCCGACGCCGAGTTGGCCGTTAATATTTGATCCCCACGCATAGAGACTTCCGGTGGACGTCAATCCGTAAGAGTAGTTGAAACTAATCGTGCCGAACGGATCGCACCCAGAAGAAATCTGAGAGAACGTCAGGCCGCCGAGGACCGCGACCGGAGAACTCCTCGCAACCACGTCTCCGACGCCGAGTTGACCCTGGGCGTTCGCTCCCCAAGCGTAAAGTTGGCCGGCCGAAGTCAGGCCGTAGGATACCGCCGACCCTCCGATAGGCGATATCGACGTGCAGAGCTGAGAGAAAATCAGTCCTCCAAGGACCGCGACCGGAGAACTCCTAGGAGTCACGTCTCCGACGCCGAGTTGACCGTTCGCGTTCCCGCCCCAAGCATACGTCGATCCAGTTTTACTTAGTCCGAGAGTAAAAGAGGCGGCTCCCGAACCGATAACGCCTTCGGAAGTATTTAAAACCGAGGCCCACTTAAATCCACCAAGAACAAGAACTGGTGAACTTCTTACTGTTACGTCCCCGACTCCGAGCTGACCTGAAAAATTTGTTCCCCAAGCAAATAAATCTCCTGAAGAATTTATCGCTAAGGCACATTGGTCTGTCAGCGAATCGTTACTCACTGGAACCAATTGAACGAAGTCGTTTTGATAGCTGTTTAATACAGCTGTCGGAGAACTCGCAGCTGTGACAGAGCCGACGCCGAGTTCGCCGTTGACGTTCAGTCCCCAGGCATACGTTAGACCGTCCGTTGAGTTCATAGCGCAGCTCGATCCGTAAGAGGAAATCGGAATCCACGCTTGAACTCCAATGACTTTCACGTTGAACACTTCAGCCGGTGCCGTCCAATTTCCATTCGCGGTAAAAACCTTGTCTACGATTTGTGCCATTTCTTATCTCCCTAAAATAAACCAGTTTGTGCCGTCAGTTCCGATTTCCCACTCACCGCCGTTTGCGTTCATCACGTAATCCGTAGCCAGTCCTGCGAACAGTTCAGCGGCGTTTCTGTGCATGGTGCAACCGTTGGTGTTCATTACACCGCCGGAATCTTTGATTTTAAATTTAAAGTTTGCTGACGGTACTGGCAAATTAAATTGAATTGCGCCGGCTGCTGAATTGACCAAGAAAGTCTTTCCGTTATCAGGCAGCGACAGGGTGTAAGCCGTCGGCGGGGTGACGGTGACGAGATTTGTGCCACCACTAACGCTGCGCCAATTTGCTGTGCTCGTGAGAGCGTGGTTTAAATTGTTGTCTGTCAAAGACACGTACATCACGCCGGTTCCGTCTTGTGCAATACTCCCAATAAAATAGGAAGTAGTCGCGTCCCATTCAGGCACGCCCGTTTGCAGGACATAAGCGATTTGCCGCGAGAGTAAAAAGCAGAGTGAGTTCATGTCTTCAATGGCTGGTGAGTTCGCGCCGACGACGACGCCGAACCAACCTTCGTCGAAGTTTGGAAGGCTTTGCATTTCTAGAGGGTCGTCGGTAAACGCCGGGCTTCCCGCAGCGAGCGAACCGATGACACCTAAGTCAGTCGGGCCCGCAGTTGACCCAAAAACTTTTTGTAAGACCCGAGCTAATTTTGTTGCCACGAAACCCCCTTTACGCCTTGTAAGATCCGGACGCTGTGAATTTAATTATCGTATTGCTTCCGCTTGTTGTGACAGATGGCGACCCAGTCGTAACTCCGGAGTATTGTGACGTCGGGACGGAAATTATCACGACACCAGACCCTCCGACGTTGCCGGCCGCATTTCCGACTGATACTTGTGATCCGGCCCCACCACCACCACCACCAAGCCCATTTGTTCCTGCGCCGGCTTGAGTTGGGTATCCTGTACCGTTTCCGCCGCCGCCGAGGCCGCCGAGGCATCCGTTATTTCCGCTAATGTTACCGCTGCCGCCGCCGCCGCCGCCGGCATAATATGTGGCTGTTCCTGTGATTGAAGATTGACGACCTATTCCTCCAACTCCACCAACACCGGGGCCATTATTCCCGTTCGAACCAACTCCTCCGGCCCCGCCGCCACCACCGGCACCTGCCGTTCCAATAGGCGTCCCGCTCGTTCCTCCGGCAGAGCCTTGTCCGGCAGTTCCCGCCCCACCAGCAACGCCGCCGCCGCCTTGTGATCCGCCGCCGCCGCCGCTACCGCCAGAGCTTCCAGTGCTATAACCGCCGGCCCCGCCGCCGATAGTCGTGATGTTGGGACCACCAGTCGAAGCAATCGAAGAATTTCCTCCAGAAAGTGCTGTTCCGAAGGCGCCGCCCGAAAATTGCCCGCCGGCACCGATGGTAACGGTTATTGTGGTGCCCGGCGTCACTGACGCCGATCCCTCTAACATCCCGCCCCCGCCGCCGCCGCCGCCCGATGCAGGGTTCCCGGCGCCGCCGCCAGCGACCACGAGATAATTCAAAAAGTGTGAATTACTGATGAACGAGAATGGTGCGTAACCTTTTATCATGTAAAACCTAGCTCATGTTCTGAACGTAAGAGCCAAAAAAGCTCGTTCCGTCGTAAAAAAATGTGTAAATATCGCTCACAACACCCGGGCTCATAGTCGGAGCCACTCCTCCGGACCACTTAACAGCAGGCCATGTTACAGAATAATTGCTCGCAGTATTAGTGAGGCGAACAATAATCGTTTGACCGGAAATTTGATTTGAAAAAGTGAACGTAGTTCCGGCAGAAAGAGTTTTTGAGAAAGACAATCCAGTAGACCAGTCGATAGCGGAAGCTGAAATTGCTTGCGATGCTGGTCCGGCTTGAACGGGATTTATGTAAGACGGGGCGTTACCAGCGCCATTCGCCTGTAAAAGATATCCGGCGATTCCCGCACCGAGTCTCGTTGGCACTCCGGAGGCACCGCCATAGATCATGTCACCGCCGGTTGTCATAGGCTGGTTTGCGAGAACTTTTGTATTTAAATTTGATACCGTCGTTACGAGTGAGATCGGCGCCCACCGAAGATCGAGTTGAGAGAGAGCAATTTTTTTCGTAATGCCGTCCACAACAGGAAGGACGCTTGAAGCTCCGACATCGGAGTTCGTAACCGACGGAAGCTGCGAAATTCTTTCATTTGCCATATTTCACCCTCTTAAACGTAAATTAAATCGTCGTTTTCTTGTGTCAACGGATCGCCGGACTCGGTCGTCATAATTGTCGTCGCGTGAGCCGCATCATTGTACGACAGCCAGGGCCACGTCAACTGATAGTCAGAATAGTCATTAAACGGATTCGCGTACACCGCTGCATGATAATAGTCGCGAAATCCGAAGAACTGGTCAGTGATCGGAACATAAATAATGGACGCGAGTTGCACGCCCATCGGCTTCGGAATCAATCCCTCGTTCACTAAAGCTTGGATCAAATCTTGAGATCCAACGCTTGAATTGATGACGTAACTGATTCGCATATCGCGATAATCGTAAACAAAGACCTCACCCGGAAAGAACTGATACATTAAATCTTGAATGTCAGAGAGCGAACTGCCGTTGCTATTGGTGACGGTTGCAAATTTAATTAG